GCAGTCGTTCAACGAGAAGAAAAGCGTGACTTTAGATTTAGACAATGCCAGCCGGGAAGAGCTTGAGGCTGAACTGGCTGCGCTGAAGAGGGAGGAGTGATATGGAGTTTGTTTCAGAGTTTATTTACTATTTGTTTAAATACGCACCATTCTTTCTTGGTGCCCCTGCCATTGGTGCTGTTTATTTTTACACTCAAGAGCTTATACGAGATCTTAAAGGATCATAACCATTGGCCCAACGCACACCTAACACCCAAACAGATGCAGAGCTAATACACGAAATACGAGTCAGGCAAAAGCTCAAGCATGTTATTGAAACCAATGCACTGGCTGATTTTGAACCGTACAGTTGGCAATCAACCCTCTATGCTGCTGGTCTAAAGAATAAACAACGCCTGCTCATGGCCGCAAACAGAGTTGGAAAGACATTCTGTGCTGCTCGTGAGTTTGCGTATCACGCCACCGGCCTGTACCCAGACTGGTGGAAAGGTATAACATTCAAACATGCTCCCCGAATGTGGGCGCTGGGTGTATCATCTGAGCAAATACGTGATGTGATCCAGAAAGAATTGCTTGGTGATATCCTCGATGGTCCTGATTTTGGCAAGGGCGCTATCCCTCTCAAGACAATCAAGATGGATTCAATCATCAGGGCTGCGTCCGCTCGTGGTCTAGCTAAAGAGTTTAAGGTATGGCATGAGCCGTCCAACTCATACAGCTCAATATCATTCAAGGCATACGAGCAGGGCCAGCATGTTCTTATGGGTCAAAGCATTGATTACATCTGGATTGATGAAGAACCACGCGATCAGGCCATATATCCGCAGTGTGTCACACGTACTGCGACCGGTAATGGTGGTAAGGGTGGCTATGTTATGCTGTCATTCACACCAGAGAACGGCAGAACACCGCTTGTATCGCACTTTTTGGATGATATTAAGCCCGGCCAGTACATTCAGAACACCACATGGGATGATGCTCCTCACCTCGATGAAGACACAAAACAGCAATTGCTTGGTGCTATTCCAGAATACCAGCGTGATATGAGATCCAAGGGTATTCCAATACTTGGTTCTGGTGTTATCTTTCCCATTGCTGATGAGGATATCAAGGTTGATCCGTTCGAGTGTCCCGATCACTTCCATGTGCTTGATGGTATGGATTTCGGTTGGGATCACCCACAAGCACATATCCAATTATGGTTTGATCTGGAAGAGGGCATTACCTACGTGGTTCATGTCTGGAAAAAGAGTGAGAGGGATGCTGGCCAAGCATGGACCGCTGTGAAGCAATGGGCCAAGGATGTGCCGAGTGCATGGCCTCACGATGGCCTGCAACATGAGAAAGGTGGCGGTGAAGTCCTCAAGAATCAATACAGGACTGCTGGCTTCGATATGATCGAGACACATGCCACCCATGTTGAGGGTGGATTGTCTGTTGAGGCTGGCTTATGGCAGATGCTCCAGGAGATGCGTGATGGTCAATTCAAGGTATTTAGTACATGCCGAGAGTTCTTTGAAGAAAAGCTGCTGTATCACCGTGACGATCACGGCCGTGTTGTTAAGCTCAAGGATGATATATTATCTGCGGTCCGCTATGCCCACATGATGAAACGATATGCTATTCCGTATGGCTCAGTGAAGAAGCTACGCCAGAATGCTGGCTTTGGTGATGCTCCGGCGATTCATGACTTTAATCCTTACAGTGGTGATGATGATTGATTGTTGACTACTACCCCAAGCCTGAGTTATAAATAAAGGGTAATCATTTCAATAGGTTGAACCAATTTCAACACATAGGAAACAATATGTACGATGCCCAGCCCTCCAGAGACTACTGCAAACAGATAGGTCTACAGCTCGTTGAAGCGGACTTTGAGGAGTTTGGTCGTTTGGCTGAGAAACACAAATTCACCCAAGAGCAAATTGATTTCACCACCAACAACAGCACGCATGGCGCATTAAATGTTTATTCACTCCCAAGAGCTACAGCATTAAGAACCGCGTGCTTCTTGCCCTTCACTTCCTTAATCCTTTTGCTAAAGGTATTTAATCAATGTGTATGTCCTCCAGTTCTCCCAAGGCTCCGCCGCCTCCGCCACCACCACCACCAGAGCCAGCCAAGAAAGCTGATCCTGCTGTAAAGCGTGCGAGAAGTGAATCACAAAAGAAAAGCCGTAGTATGGCTGGTGATGCAGCAACTCAGCTCACTGGTCCACGCGGATTGATGGCTCCGGCTAACACAGCGAATAAAACCCTGCTTGGAAGTTAAATGGCCAAAACAGCACGCGATTATTTTGATTATCGAATACAACAGATGCGATCTGAGCGTTCAAGCTGGACTACGCATTGGAAAGATTTGAATCGCAACTTCCAGCCTCGCCGTGGTAAGTTTGATACCTCCGATACCAACAAAGGCCAAAAACGTAATCAACTCCCAAACAACACACCATTATTTGCAAAGCGCGTATTGCGTGCTGGTATGATGACTGGTGCGACCAGTCCTGCGCGGCCATGGTTCAAGCTCGGTCCTCCCGATCCTGATATGGCAGACTTCGGCCCTGTGCGGGGTTGGCTGGATGATGTGCAAGATGTGATGTATCGTGTCTTTGCATCATCCGGTTTATACCGTGCCCTTCCATCGATCTATGAAGAATGTGGAACGATAGGCACAGCAGCTATGCTTCAAGAGGAAGATTTCGAGAATGTAACTCGTTTCACGGTGTTTACCGTTGGTGAATACATGCTTGATATTAATGGCAAGAATGAGGTTGATACGTTTGCTCGTGAATATCAGCAGACCGTCCACCAGTTTGTGACCAAGTTTGGCATTGATAATGTATCGACAAACATTGCGCAGCTCTATAAGAATGGCAATCTAAGCGCAAATTTTGAAATACGTCATATCATTGAGCCTAACACCACTCCTCAAGTGGGCCTTGATAAGCTGGATGGCTTTGCTTTCCGGTCTGTTTACTATGAAACAGGTAATCGTGCTGGCCACAATCAGTATTTATCCGTCAAGGGGTACCATGAGTTTCCTGTCCATGCTCCTCGCTGGGATACAAAGCCCGGTGATACATACGGCAATTCACCTGGGATGGATGCTTTGGGCGATGCTTTTGCGTTGCAAGTGCAGGAAAAAGAAAAAGGCAAGGCTGTTGCTAAGATGGTTTCACCACCAACAACAGCACCCAGCGCATTGAAGAACACACAATTATCATTGCTGCCCGGAGCAAATAACTTCACCGATGATCCAAATAATGTATTTCGTGCCATTTATCAGATTAACCCACAAGTGAATGAGCTGGCTGAAGATATCCGTAGGACTGAAGACCGTATCAATCGTGCATTTTATGTTGATATGTTCTTAATGCTCCAGAATGACAACCGTAACCAGCGCGCTACGGCAACAGAGATTGCTGAAAAGCATGAAGAAAAATTACTCCAGCTTGGTCCTGTGCTTGAAAACCTGAATGATGAGCTGCTTGATCCAATCATTAATCGCACGTTCATGATGTTGGTTCGTGCAAGCGAGCCGGGCTGGAAGGGTTTCACTGACAAGATGATGATTCCGCCTCCTCCTCCAGAGCTGGAGAATGTTGAGCTTCGCGTTGAGTATACGTCTATCCTTGCCCAAGCACAGAAGATGGTAGCCACTAGCGCTATTGAGCGTTGGGTTGGATTTGTTGGTAACATGGCTGCGATACCTGGCAATGAATCTGCCACAGATAAAATCAACGCGGATGAGATAGCCGACATCATGGCCAAAGATTTGGGTGTTCCAAACGCTGCCGTTTATACTGATGATGAGGTTGGTGAGGTTCGAGAAGAAAGAGCTGATGCAATACAGAGACAACAAATGGCTGAACAAGGCGCTCAAATGGCAGATAGTGCCAAGACATTGAGCGAAACGGAGTCGACTGGCAATAGTGTGCTGGCTGATATCGTTAGTGGTGGGGGTATTGGTGGTGGCTAAAGATAATATTGCACAGATGACAGGCAAACAGCGTCAAGATCAACGCTTGGCTGATATGCAAGATGTTATGCGTACTGAGCAAGGCCGTCGGGTTATTTGGGAAATAATGGATAGCTGTGGGGTAATGTCCAAAAACCCTGCTCTTGAACCGGCTCTTATGAACCGACAAGAAGGCAAAAGAGCAATTGGTGTAGATTTACATGATTGGGTGATGGAAGCTGCGCCCGGATCATTTTTAACAATGCTTCAAACCCGCGCACAAGAGATGGAGAATAATAATGTCGATTAAAGATTTAATGAATGTTGTAAGTCATTTTTGTATGGAAGAAGCTGGTGATGACACTGGTGGATCCGGTGGTGGTGAAGATGGCGCTGCTGTAGACGATGCAAAAGGTGACGATACCAACAAAGAATCCGCGTCAGATGATACCGGAGCCAAAGACACAGGCGAAGGTGATGATGCAGATAAGAAGGCCGACGACGACAAAACCAAGAAAGATTCGGACGACGATGCTGAAAAAAGCAAAGACGACGATGAAAAAGGTGATGGCGATGAAGGCACCGAGCCACTAACTGCTGATGATTTCGAAATGCCGGAAGGCGTGGAAGTTGACGAAGTTATGATGAATGAGTTTTTGGAGATAGCCAACGATAAAGAGCTATCTGGTAAAGACCGTGATCAAGCTTTGGTTGGCTTGTATGCTAAAAAGCAACAAGATGCGTTGGATGCTCAATACCAATCATGGGACGATACCCGGAATGTTTGGAAAACCGAAGCAAAGGCCGACAAAGAAATAGGCGGGGCTGCGTTTGATGAAAACATGGCTCATGCTCAAAAGGCTTTGTCACACTTTGGCTCTAAAGAACTCCAAGAGTTTGGTGAGCAGTACGGTTGGGCAGATCATCCTGAGTATTTACGTATGATGGTACGTGTCGGTAAGACCCTGTCTGAAGATAACTCCTCCGGCAATAAAGGAGCGGGTGATACTCAGACACCCATAGAAAATCGCTGGTATGGTTCCAGCGATAAAAAGAAGTAACCAATAAAAGGAGATAGTCACATGGCTACTATTGGTAATACGTTTCTTGGTTTGGCTGATTTTTATAAAGGCTCGACTAAGGATGGTCAGGTTGCAGACATAATTAATATGCTGCGCCAGACAAACTCGATCATGGAAGACGCAATTGCACGTGAGTGTAATGAAGGCAAATCCCACAAACATACTGTTCTGTCCGGTTTACCGGCTGTGGTATGGGGTATGCTTTACAAGGGTATTCCTAACAGCAAAGCTCAACGTACTCAGGTAACTGATGCAACTGGTTTTGTCGAAGGTCGTTCTACTGTTGATGCTCGCTTGGCTGAGGTTGAGAAAAACCTTGAGGCATTCCGTTTACAAGAGGCGCAAGCTTTCTTGGAAGCAATGTCACAAGAAGCTTGCCGCGCAATTTTCTATGAGAATGCAGATACAAACCCTGAGAAGATTACTGGTCTTGCGCCACGTTTCTCTTCTTTAAGTGCGGAAACTGGATCTCAGATCATTGATGCTGGTGGTACAGGTTCGGATAACACATCTGTGTGGTTCGTGACTTGGGGTACTGACTCTGTTCAACTGCTTTATCCAGAAGGTTCAAGCGCTGGTATTTCTCGTGAAGATCATGGTAAGCAACGTGTTCTTGATGCTGAAGGAAATGCTTATTACGCTCTTGAGGAAACTTTCCGCTGGCATCTTGGTGTTGCGGTTCGTGACTGGAGAAAAGTCGTTCGTATCGCAAACATCGATGTATCAGCAATGATCGCTGATCCTAACAACATTGATGGTAGCAACCACAGCATGTTCCACTTTATGCGTAAAGCTTATTACCAGTGTCACGGTATGCGCTCTCTTGATAATGGCGCAAATGGTGTTGGTTCTAGCATGGACGGAAACTTTGGTATGGGCAGAACTACTGTCTATATGAACAAAGATGTTCTTGAAGCTCTTGACGCATCTAGTGTTAACAGTGGCTCTACTGACAACTTTGTTCGTCTAACTCCTCGTGAGGTAGAAGGCAAAGAGGTTCTGACATATCGTGGCTTGCCACTTCGTCAGGTGGATCAACTGGTTAATACTGAAGCACGTATTACTTAAGCTTAGGTTTTGATTTAAACAGAAAGAAAAGGAAATAGTAAAATGGCTATTTTATCTGCACAAGAAATATATTCCGATCAGCAAGCAATCACCGCGACTGCTGCTAGTACGAATGTAATTGACTTTGGTACTCCTGGTACTTGGGTACATGCGACCACTCCTATAGTGGACGACAAAGGTGTATCCATGATTTGCCTTGGTATTGTTATCACAGAAGATTTCGATGCCCTGACAAGCCTGGATATTACTTTTGAAACCGATGATAACGCAGCGTTTTCATCTACAAAGGTAATCTATACTGAAAATGTCCTATTGGCCGATCTAGTGGCTGGTAAGAAATTGGCAGTACGGACTATTCCGTTTAACACATTAGAGCAATACACTCGTATTAATTACACAGTGAATGGCTCGGCTCCTACTACTGGCAAGATCACGGCTGCCATTACTCAGCTTGAAAGTGCTTGGGGTAATCGTTAAAAACTAATACGGCCGGGGCAACATGCCCCGGTCATCTAACCGCACAGTGTCAATTTAAAAATAAGGAAATACGTTATGTTAGTTGTAGCAAAAGTTAGAGGTGAATATCCTCAAGGTACATGGAGAAATCCTGGTGAGAAGTTTGAGTTTGATGGTGAGAAGCCAGCTTTGTGGATGATGACCGCAGAAGAAGCTGGTAAATCCAAGGCTGAAGATAATGCCAAAGCTGAAGAGTATGCAGAAATTGCAAAAGCACAGTCTGATGCTGGAGAGAAAGCCAAGGCTGATATTGCGGCTAGGAAAGAGGGTGATAAGCCTCCTGCCAAAGCTGTGGCTGAAGACACGCCTAAAGAGTTTTATTCGAAACATCGTGGTGCTGGTAAGTATGACGTTTTTGGTTCGGATGGGAATGTTGTCGAAGGTGGCAACGATTTAAATAAAGCTAATGCTGGTGCGTTAGTTGAACTGCTTCTTAATAAAGAAGCGTAACATAAGGAGAAGTTATTATGGCTTCATTTACAGGCGTTGGTGACAACGTTGAATTAACGTTACCAGCAAGAGGTGAGGATGTTCTGATTTCTCTTTCTGG